ACGGCTTGTTGGTCCCTGAGTTACTGTTCATCAAAACAGAAGCTCACACTAGGAAGAAAGCTGACAGCAAACGGTGGAGATGCATATGGAATTGCGCCGCTGAAGCAGAACTAGTTACAAGGCTTTTGCACAAGCGCCAGAACGAGGCAGAGATTGCAGCATACCAGAGTGGTCTGACCCACAGCGAGCTCTTCCCATTCTTTGGGAGTGCTGCTGGCATGGGCCACGACGACGCGAGTATAGCTGTGACTTGCCAGGCGATCAAACGCATGTGCACAGCTGCAGGCATGCCGAACGGTCGCATCCACACAGCAGACGCTAGCGGGTGGGACATCACGATGTCCGCTTTGCTCATCTCGCTGGATGGTTGGAGGCGCAAGTTCTTGTCCTTGTCTGCCGGACACAAGGCTTCACATGGCAATGCTTGCCTAGTTTGGTCTTACGTTATGTCTCGGCATCTGGTCGTGGCTGGGAAGGACATTTTTTCTTTGCACAAATTAGGGCAAAACTCTAGTGGTAATGTGTCCACCACACAGGTGAACGGACACGGACGCGCCTTGGTGAAAGCGCAGTCGTTCCATGCTGCACACGCGGGTGACATCTCATCCGAGCAGCTTCACCGGATTTTCGCCACTTCTTTGAATTTGGGAGATGACAATGTCTCTCCATACGCAGATTCAGCTGATGTAGTCAAGTGCGCATGTGAACTTGGTGCGTTGGTGTCTGAGGTCAAAGAGAGCGATCGTGACAGTGTTGACTTCACGTCGCACTTATACAACCTCGATGCCGCACACGCCATTTTCAACAACGGCGAGAAGATGAAGGCGAGACTTTTGTTCACTAGCCAGCAAAGGCTGGCCGCGAACCAGATCGCTGGCATCCTCTTTGCCGCCAGACACAACGTTGAGCTGACCAAGCAGATCAAAGCGTTCGTCCACGAGCAGGACGTGCTGAAGGGCACTTCCCTGCTAGAGGACGCTCTCGTTGACCTGACAGCGGGCAACACTTCGTTCGAGTCTATTTTGTAAATATGCGCCTGCCGGGCTGGCCACCCCGCGCTCGCCACAAATTCGTAAGATGGTCACGCAGCATTTTGCTGCAGGGCATTTGTACATAGCTGTTTCACACGTTTCACTGCAC